GAAAACTCCTTTTGGTTATATTTGTTTAAATCAAACATAACGCAAGGGTTTACGCCTACTGGAAATTCTTTGAGCTGACTAGGTATCTGACTAAGTCCCGAAATGTTAGGGTAAGTTTTGCCTTTATATTCGTTATGAATAACATTAACCATAGCCCATTTATCCAACAGTTTTGCCAAATCAAACGATTTAAGTTCTTCAGCAGTTAGTTTCTTGCCTCGCCAAGCCTCTAAATCGCCCCGTAAAGTGCCTTTTTCATGCAGACTTAGGGTGTATCGCTTGTTAACGACTAATGGCTTGCCATCGATTAATAATGGCCCATTAGAATCTTCCCCATGTAGCTCAAAAGTAACCATGATCTTATGTTGCTGTTTGGCAACACCTTCCCATTCCGTAGTCTGAGTGCCTAGATCAATGATTGAAAACAATCGACCAAGATAATTGCCTGCATCGGGTTTCCTAAACTCTTTATTTTCCATAATATTTTCGCTGATAATCATGCTCTGCTTTCTGTTAATAAGTTTCTGACAACATTACGACAATATGCAGTCGCAGCAGGTAATTCTGAATCGCTGATCTGTAACCTAACAACATCAGCAAAATCAGGATTAAATACCTTTATGGCTCTAGCCATTAAATCGTTTTTATGACTTGCACTTGCTCGTTTTTCATTAATTTGACGAATAAAAGCATGAGCAATATTAGGTAGCTCGTTAAAGCGTTGATGCACTAAATTAGAATAAGTAGTTTTAATGTAATCCTGGTTGTATCCATCCAAGATCATGCAAGTAGCTGCGGTTCTAACTGGCGCTGAAGAAAGCACAGCTATAGTTTTGCCACAATATTCTATTAAATTGTCATGCACTTCACCAACGCCAGTATTGTAGATTTCAAGGGCTTGATCTGCGCTGGTTAAGGTATCACCACCAAATACAAGCCTAGCCAATACTCTTGAAACTTCTGTAGTTTTTTTATTAATGCCAGTTAAATCAGATAAAGTGCGTTTAACACCGTTATCTAAAACCTTATAAGCATTGTCAGGTACACCTGTAACTACTAACATTTGAATAGGTATGCCACTATGAATAATGGCTTCTAAACGGTGCTGTCCATCAAGCAATTTGCCTGATTTTGAAAATGCAACACCTTGATGAGTTGTAATCCATTCGCCCCGTTTAATCATGGCACTAATAGCGCCAACCCACCAACCACGCTTAGTACGGTTACCTATATTTAAAGTTAACCATTGTTTTGCCTGATCAGGCGTTATTGTAATAAATTCTGCTTTCATTATTTGCCCCCTTTTGGTTTTCCACAAGCTGCACGAATCACAGCTATATCTTCAGGTGTTGCATAATCATGCTCGATGTTCTCAAGCGCTTCTTCTAGTCTTTCTTCAAATTCATTCATTACTTCTGCCATTTCATCCATGTTGCTCTCCTGTTATCACCGAGTATTCGGTAAAACTATAGTAAAGTAAAATTAACTACTTTGCAAGAACTATTGCAAAATAACCACATACAAGTTAAGATAGCTATTATGAAGCTCAAAATTTCCGACTCTAATTTAATTGATCTGCTTGGGGGAACTAACCAGGTATCTAGAATGGTCGGTACTAGCCCTGCGGCTGTAGCCCAATGGAAAAACAACGGTATTCCAGCAGGACAACTGGTCGTATTGGGCGCTAGATTAGAGAAAGTCAGCGCTGGTTTAGTTACCCGCCAAGACTTATTTCCGACCACTTGGCATCTTATTTGGCCTGAACTCTTACCCAAACCAAATTTGTGCTTATGAGTGATCCGTTTAAGATCATTGAGCCTACAGTAATTAGTTTTAGCGGTGGTCGTACTTCAGCTTATATGCTTTGGCGCATATTGCAATCTAATGGGGGATTACCCTCAGAAGCCATTGTTTGCTTTGCTAATACAGGCAAAGAAGAAGAAGCTACCCTTGAGTTTGTTAGGGATTGCGGACTTAATTGGAATATAGAAATTCATTGGGTTGAATATCAATACGCTGAAAAACCAGCCGACAGATGGAAAAAAGTAACTTTTGAAACAGCAAGTCGATTAGGCGAGCCGTTTTGGTCAATCATTGAAAAGAACGGCTCGCCTTTTTTACCCAACCCAGTAGCTAGGATATGTACCGCTAGGTTAAAAATAAGAGCCATACACGCTTATTTAAAGTCTTTAGGGTGGGAACATAACGAGAATATGGATTGGGTTGGCATTAGAGCCGATGAAATGCGTAGAGCCGCTAAAATGGATCGTGAACGCACTCCGTTAGTAACTGCTGGCGTTACCAAGGAAACAGTAGGAAAGTTCTGGAAAGAGCAGTCTTTTGACCTTGGATTACCCAATATGAACGGGGTAACTATGCATGGTAACTGCGATTTATGCTTTTTAAAGCCAACTTATCAAATTATTAGCCTTATTAGGGAAAAACCATCTAGAGCCGATTGGTGGATAGCTATGGAAAACCACGCCCAATCAAGCAATAAAACTTATGGCGATGGGGCAAAATTTAGAAAAGATCGCCCAAGTTATACAGAGCTTAAAAAGTTTGCTTTATCCCATGACGATATGTTTCCTACAGATGAAGAAGGAATACCTTGTTTTTGTGGAGATTAAATGCGCTTAGATAATGTAACCCTTTGTGCTATAGACTCAGTCCAGCCATTGCTGGCTAAGAAGGCTATGGATCGCTGTAAAAGGCAAGTTGACTTTGGGGGCGAACTTTTTATAGACCATATGAGTATTAACTCAAAACAAGCCTATTCCAAGTTTGTAATCCAAAAGCTACATAAATACATTAAAACTGACTTTGTCCTGATAGTTCAATGGGATGGCTGGATTATCAATAAAGATGCTTGGAATCCACGATTCTTAGACTATGACTATATTGGCGCAGTCTGGCCTTGGCATCCAGAAGGCTTTAGAGTTGGCAATGGTGGCTTTAGCCTACGCTCAAAGGTGCTTTGTGAGTTAACTGCTGAACCTGAGTTTGTCTATAAAGATCGCAATGAAGATGACCTTATTTGCCATATCAACAGGGACTATTTGGTACGCAATCAGGTACGCTTTGCCCCAGAAGAACTTGCTAGGCAATTTAGCTTTGAAAGGGAATTAAGCAATGTCCCCAGCTTTGGATTTCATGGGGAATACCACATGGATAAATATTTGTAGTAAACTATTAATGCAGATTGAAACCTGTTGCAGTATAAAGTCCACAAGACCCTATAGGGTAGCTTTGAGCATTTAGCAAAAGGTGTGGACTCTTTTGTTAAGTGGTTTCAACTTAGAGCTACCTTATGGGGTTTTTCTATTCTGACTAGCCTGTCCTCAACCGTGTTGCGACAGTAAAGGCTGTAGACCTCCAGAAGCAAATGACAGACCTATGCAGATTGATGTGTGTAGATTCTGAACCGCCCTGATACCGTAAGGTAAGGGAAACGGGGTAGCCTTGGTAATGACAGACCTGGACAAGCAAAAGTACCCTTCATCAATTTATGACCTGATTCCGAAACATCCGAACTCGTATAATTCACCTATCTTCGGATAGGGAAATTACGCCCAGAAATCCTCACAAACCGATTCGTATACGGGGAAAAACAACACCTAGGGTAAACACCTATTAAGATATGTTGATTACTGTATTAATCTATGGTTTTAAACAGGGGGATTTATGAAACATCTAATACTTGCAGCAGTCTTAGTACCACAGTTAGTTTTTGGTCAAACTTATATTATGACCAATCCACAAGGATATAACACAGGCAGTATTCAAGTTCAGGGTAATCAAGCTACATTTGTAAACCCTATGGGCTATGTAACTCAAAATGCCACGATCTATCCAAATCAGATTGTTTTTAGTNCGCCTAGCGGANTAGTTACTAATGTTATTGGAACTACAGGCTATACAGTTCCATCTTCTCCACAAAGTCCTCCAAGTCCTAGAACATTACAATGAAATACTTAATCATTTTATTGTTATTTGGATGCACTCAAAAAGTGGAATATAAACAAAATCAAATGGTTGACGGTTGCGTTATGCAAAAGACTGGAGAGCATTGGAT